CTCTCTTATCGCGCTATCTTGTATTTTCTCAATTTCTAATATTAGTTTTGGGAGAATATTAAGAATATTTAGATAGTTAGTATTGTATCTTCCTAAATTAAGTTGAAGTAATTCTGATGTTCTTTTATTATGATATAAATACTGCTCAAAAGATTTAAAAATTGTTATTATATCTGCTGGATTAACAGATGGAATTTTTTTTGGAGTGGAGATAGTTCCTAATCTAATTAATAATTTTTTTAGATCGGGATTACTTACTTTTTCTTCTAGTATTTTCTGTTCTTTTTTATTTGGAATATATCTATCGTTCAGCATATATTTACTGATTGATAGTATATCCAGTAAAAAAGTATCTAGTAAGATAGAAACATTTTTATAATCACTTAGATCTATTCTATCTTTAAAAAGAATTAATAGTTTTTCGAAAATGTCGTATCTTAGAGAGTTTTTAATATTACTATTGTGTAAAGCAGTTCTTTGAGAAATTAAATGTGCCATTGAGTGGTTTATATAAGCTAATTCTTTATTTATTAATGAGGGCATTCTTTTAAGACCTGCTTCTAAGGTCTCCTACGGGAGGTTTGCTCATGTATCATATCATAATTATACGTTAATATCCAATTAATCCCGGGCTTATGCTTAGCTGCATTCATAAGAATGTCTAATAGCCTAATTATATTATGATTATAGTAGTATTCTACAATACTCGTATTATATACGATTAATTAGCGTCCCTAAGAATAATATCTCCTCGGTATCATTTAGATACCTTCGGAGCTAAAAATAAATTAATAGATACAGATGGGTATTATCCAGAAATGGATATCACAAATCCGAAAACAGGGCGGTTAAGGAAACTTATCAGGACTAATCATCTTTTATTACTAATGCAGTCAACACTATTATTAGCAGGTAATAAAGAGCGGAGACGCAGATGATAATAAAGAGGAGTGATGTAAGTATCTCCCTTTGAGAAAGGAGGTAGTGAGCGATCCGTAGGAAGATCGGCTGCAATACTTGGTAGCATGAAAGGTTATAGGAACTGGGACTGGTGTCCAAGAACCTAATCTACTTAATCTGTATTAAATGATAATGAAAGATACGATTATATATAATCATAAAAATGATTTATACAAATCGACAGACGATTACCATAATCTAATAATATACTGCCGTCCTACGTTATAATAACGGACCATCGGTAGCTTTTGAAAATAAGAATCGGCCCGAAGGTATCCAAAGGATACCGGAGGGTATCGATTAGCAGGGAGCATGGTATCTCTATTTCTATTATAGGAATAGTTATAGCAAGAAACAAACTTCGTTATGTAAAATATCATGGTATATGACGGTGATTAATTCACTGAAGCACTACACAAGCCCGCTCTTCGATGGTTCGATTATTATTCGGGATACTATAATGATTTTTTTTAATACAATTATAATACGATCTTAACATTTGATCCTATTAATTAATTCGTTTTTAGTGGCCGGATATTAACAGTATTAGATTATGATATGACTTATCTTAGAAATGGTTCGAATTAAGGAGATTCATATATGCTCTTAATCAGAGCTCTTTCTCTTTTGGATAGCATTGGACCCCCTTTTAATTCTAAGTCGTATTTTATTAGACTTGCGTCTAATAAACGACGATGGAATCTTTCAGCCGGTTCTATGAGTGCATCCTGAGCAAATGCAATCATTGCGATTGATTCAGCAAATTTCGTAACGTATATTAGCTCTTCCTCTGTTCTTACAACACATGCTGAAAGCAAGTTGTCGTAGAAAGAGTTAGATTTAAATTCCTGCGATTTAAATTTATCTGTGACTGTTGTAGTGATTGTTTTAATCTCAGAAAAGATGAAAGGACTGAATTTAGTTACTTTGATTTTATCTAAAAGATAGGTTATATTATCATTAGATAGTATATTTTCTTTCCATAGATAGTAGTATAGATTAATTCTCAATATTATATCGTGTTTATTATTGAATAGTTCGAAAACGTTATCAATCGTATGAAAGTCAATATGATCTCGCAGGTGCCATATAGCTGATTCAGGAGTTATATTACCGTCTATCCAGGCATATACTGCACCGAAGCGGATTGTGTTTATTGGGCATCCGTTGATGATGTAGTTTCTAGCAAACTCAATTGTATGCCGCTGTGATTCTGAAACGATAGTTTTCGACAGGTTTACTGACATACCAATATCTGACATTATTTCTAGATATTTTTCATAAGAGGGTTTATTATTTCTTATTAATAAATCATCTCCTACTAATCGATAACTATCAGACGGTACTTTACATAGCTGATTAACTATGAAATGGTGTGTTAATGCCATTGTCGGCCAGGATGAGAATAATCCCATCCCATTACCAACTGAATATCTAACTTTTGTTAGCACTTTTTCGAAAGCGCTTCCTCTTGTTGTATATTCTCGGTCTATTAACTCCAACCATGATGAAGCTATTGCTTCACCATCATAGCCTAGTCTACTATAAAGTCTAGCGATAATTCTAGATTGTAGTATTCTTGGTAATCTGTCAGTAGCTGCAGATAAATCTAAAGAATAGAATGAAGATGCATTTTCCATGTAGATTTGTAAACCACTTTTGTGATTGAAAGTACAATCTGATTCTATTATTTTTAATAACTTAAACATACTGAAATGTATAGCCGACAATGCTGTCTGAGATACCCAGTCTGCGACTGCGATAACTCTGGCTTTCATTCCTGGAGCAGTAAAAGTTACTAATCTAGAGTGAGCAGTAATAGGAAAGTTATCATCCAATTTTATATTCTCATGTAATGTATCAATCAGTACTTTAAAGTCTGAGTAACCACTAAACTGAGATGAAATATCGTATATAGCTTTTCTTTTCTTCTCATCCGACATTATTGCAGAAACATCTGTTAATATGTTGGCATCATGAGACCCGCCAGCTGGCGAAGACGCATTACCTGAATATATAGATAGTTTACAATAGTGTTTAATAGAATCTAGTGCTTTTATGTTATCTAACCAGATATCAATATTTTTATCTGAAAAGTAATATTTAAGATTATATTGGATTGTTTTAAGTCCGTTATATTCTTTTGTAATTGTAGACACATCTGGAACTGCTTTAACAGAAAATTGTCGATAGATTACGATACTAGAGTGGATAATAGAGTATAATTTCTCTCTTATCGCGCTATCTTGTATTTTCTCAATTTCTAATATTAGTTTTGGGAGAATATTAAGAATATTTAGATAGTTAGTATTGTATCTTCCTAAATTAAGTTGAAGTAATTCTGATGTTCT